GTCGATGCGCGCAACGAACGCCGATCCGCTGAGCACCACCACATCCAGCGCGCGGTAAGTCTGCGATGCGCTCCAAAGCTCGCGGATCGCGAACCCGCGCCCATCGCTACCGTTCGAGCCGCGCTCGGCAAGGCACGCCCAATCCTCGTGCGGCGGCTCCCTGCCGGTGTCGCGCGTGGCCTGCCAGGTGCGGCCCTGGTGCGTCACGACGGCGCCGGCGTAGTGGACACCATCCGTCCACGACGCCACCAGCGGCAGCATCCCCGGAGGCCCGGCCGGACCAATCTCGCCTCGTGGTCCCGGATCGCCGTCGCGCAGCATCGCCAGCCGCTCATCATAGGCGGCCTCGCGTTCCTCGCAGGCGATCTCGCGCTCGCGTTCGGCACTCCGGGCACGCATCTCGGCTTCGGCGGTACGTGCCCGCAAGCTCTCCATTTCCGCCCGCACGTCGGCGCACAACGCGGTAACCTGTGCCCGCACTTCCCGTTCGATGCGATCGACATCGGCGGCAATTTCTGCCGCCAGCGCCTCAAGCGGCGATGCGCCGTCGGGCACGGTACACGCGAGCGGGATCGGGACCGCCATCAGCGCCTCCCTGAGTGGGGTTATCTTGCGGCGGCGGCGTATCCCCTGGCGGCGGCGTTGCGGCTTGTGGCGTCGGCGGCTGTAAATCCGCACCATACGACAATGGCACGACCTGTTGCTGTACCCTGGGTTGCTCTCCGTAACCGCCCGGCACTGCCGGCAGATCCTCCGCGGCTCGCGCCTCGTCCGGCGAGTAAATGCCGCTGATAACGCCTCTTGCCAGCCCTTCTATTCTTTCGCGATAAGCACTGCGCAACAATGCCCGCGTATCTAGCTCCAGATATTCATCCGGCACACCGCGCAAGCCAAACAACAACCCGAAACTTTCCTCGATGTGATTTAGCGTGAACCCCAACCCGGTCGCAATCCACGACTGCATCAACAACTCGGTGGAAGCATAAGGCGTGCCGCCGACCCCCAATATCTGCAACGGTATCCGCATCGCGAGCGCGATGTTTTGATCGCTCATCTTGAGCATCTCGGCGAGCTGCGCATCAACCGCGGAAGTCTGTATCGGCTGCGCCTTAAGCCCGTTCGTCAAAATCGGCGTACCGCCGACATTCTCGCTTTGCGACTGTTCATTCCACCACGCCCGCAACTCTTGCGCCTGCTCCCGCCGCATCACCGCATCGGTGGTCAGCAGAAACGAGGGCCGCGCCTGGTTCACGTAGAATTGGATCTGCTGGCTCATCGCGGCATTGCTCATCGCAAGATCGAGCGCCGCCGCCATGATTGGGCTTTCGCCCCGCAGCGGATGCCGCGGCGTGTGCAGCCGCACATGGAGCACGTCGCGCGCCGGCACGGGATAGGACAGGTCGAGCCGTTGCTCGATGACCTCGTTGCCCGACAGCGAATAGAAGATGCTGCCATCCTCGGCGATCTGCGCCGACCCCTGGCGCATCAGATGTAGCTCGGTGATCTCGGCGCGGTTGTTGCGCACCGCCACCGCGAACACCTCGCCCCGTTCGTACAAGCGCCGCGTCAGGTTCAGCAAGAAATCGGATATCGACTGATAATCATTCGGGTGCCGCAGGATGCGCGACAACGCGCTGTTCGTGACCCGCTCCCGCCCGCCGTTCGCCAGTTGCCGCCAGTGGTCGCCGCTGCACATCGGCACGGTCTGGCTATAGGCACTGATGCACGCCTCGAGCATCGCGGAGCGCTGGCCGTACGGCCGGACATTCTGTCCCGACTGCCAAAAATTCCACGGCGCCCCGGCCGGCAGCCAGCCGCCTGACAGCAGGTATGGGCCGGAGCGCCAGGCGCCCTCGACCGCCCGCTTGCCCCACGGCAGCGGCAGGCGGCCGAGCCAGTTTGTCATCTAGCGCGTCGTGTAGCCGCTGCGGGTCGGGTCCGGCCGCTGGTCGCGCTCTCTGCGCTGTTGCTGCTCCCTGGCCTCGCGCTCGGTCCGCTCCTTACGCTGTGCCTCGGTCTCGTTTGCCGACGCCGCGTTGGCGGGCGCTTCACCCTCGTGGGCGCGCTCCTTCATTTCGTCGGCCTCCGCCTGCGTCGGCGTCGGCGGCTCGACTGCCAGCTCGCGCCCTTCGACCGTGACCGTCTGCCGCTCGCTCGTGCCCTCGCCCTGGAGACGCGGCGCCGGCTGCGGTTCGGGGTTCGGGCGTGTCGTCTCTGCCATTGTTAATTCCTTTCCTGTCATCGCGCCGTCGGCACCGTTACGGCATTGGAGGCCGGCGCGGTTGTCGAGCCGATCGCGTTGGTTGCGGTGACAACGCAGGTAAGCGCGTGCCCGGCATCGGCGGCCACGATCACGTAGCTGTTGCCGGTCCCGGTGATGTCCGCGCCGTCGCGCTTCCACTGATAGGCATACCCTGTCGGCGTGCCGGTCCAGTTGCCCATCGTGCAATTAAGCGTCTCGCCCACCGCGCTGCCGCCGGTCACATGCGGCACGTCAACCACGGTCGGCGCCTCGGTGGCTGGCCCCTCGTCCGGGATGCCGTGTGCGTCCTCTTTGAACTCGTCCGCCTCGTCCTGCGTCGGCGTCGGTGGTATCGGGTCGGCCATCCGTTCGATGACCTCCTCGACCGTCTGCGGGGCGGGCCGCGGCCCCGCGCGCTCGTCAGGGCGAGGCTCGGTGCGGGCGGGCGGCGCCGTGGTTCTCCGGGTTTCCATGTCGCGCCGGTTACCAGGTCACGGACGCGATGTGCTGGACCATTCCGGTTCTACGCATGGCCCAAGTGACGCTCGCTACCATCCTAATGGCAATCTGGGCCGTCTGGAACATGGATTGCGTTGGAGTAGCCAATACGCCACTTCCTTGCGCACCAGTCGCGATATTTAGCGGCGTAGTATCTTCCATGTGTAACGTCGCAGTCTCGCTCACCTCAAACTCAGGCGCCCCGTTTACCGCCACGAAATCGGCCGCGTCGATCATGTAGATGTGACCGGCAGGAACGGTCGTGCTTTCCAGTACGCTGAACCTGCTGGTGAATTGGCTGGTCCATCCGAATACGCCATCCGGTCCCGGCGTCATCATCATGCTGAGCGCCTGGGCCGGATTAAGGAGCAACACCAATTGGCGGCCCGCATTGACCGCGTAAAACGGTGCCGTTAATGCTTTCAGGTCGCCCAGGATCGCGGTTGCGCCGCCGCCGGTCGTCGCCGTCAACGCAGCGACACCATTCGTCAGGCCCGCCGGCCGCGTTGCGGAACCCGCCACGGCATCGAGCAGCAACGTGTCCAACGTGATCGCCGTATCGTCGTTGATGCCCTCGCGAATGATGCCTTCAATCGATGGATTGGAGTACATCGCGATTTCACGCGAGAACACGCTAATCACGCCGACCTTGGTAGGTAGCAGCGTGATCGAGGTCAGCCCCAGCCTTCTAACAGGAATTGGCTGTGATTCCGCTACAAACGATCCGCTGATGCTCGGAGTTGTCGCTCGCGACGGTATCTTGATACTTCCCGAGCCAGGACCGAAGCTCAAACTTGTTCCCAGATTGGCGAGCCGGGGGAATATCGCGTTAGGGTCCAGGTTGCTCAGAAAGTCCGCGTTGGCCTGTTGTACCAACTCGGCGGCCCAGCCGGTCGTTGTCGTCGTTGCCCCGGCAACCGCGGCACGGGTGACGATAGAAGTAGCCTCGTGGTCCGGGTAGTGCTCGCGCAGCACGTCCTCGATCGACTGCCGGCGGACGTAGCTGCGCAACTGCACCGCCGCTGCTCTAAAGAGCAGATCGCGCGGCTGGACCTCCTTAGCGGCAATGCCGAGCGGCCGGCGCGCAATCGCGGGCGGCGCCTTGATCTCGGCGTTCTGCACCACGGCGCGTGCCGCCAGTGCCTTCTCCGTCCGCTCCAGGCTGGCGAGCCGCGTCGTGTGCGCCTCGATGTCGGCCTGGAGTGTCTCGGCTTCCTCGATGTCGTGATCGTCACTCGCCACCAGCGCGGTCAGCGCATCGCGCGAGTTGTTCAACTTCGCTTGTACGTCTTCGATCTGTCTGGAGATGGTCACTGGTCGTATCCCCTGTGTTGGGGATGGATGTCTGGCGTGCCCGCCGCTCATGGTCATGTCGCGTTGCCTCGTTCCGGCATACCCGCCGAAGACAACCGCCATCGTGTCGTTGCTGATATTGAGAGACCGCGCGATTTGCAGCGCGGACGGATTTGCCGGAATACTAACGATACTTGTTTCAAGCAGCTCTTGGCTTGTGTACCGCGTCCCCGCCATCGGCCGCTTCGGATCGATCGGTTCTTGCTCGATGGCACGAAAGCCCACCGATGTGGCGCGCAAGATGTCCTGATCGATCAGGCTGAGGATCTCGTCGGTCCGCTGGCTCGTGCCTTTCTTCGCCGGCACGAAGTCGGCAATCAGCGCGTTGCGCTCGACCCGTATGTTCGTCCACTTGCCAATTGGCTGCTGCGCCGAGTGATTAAACAACGCAATCGGATTGCGCTGGAACGCATCCAACTGCCAGCCCTGCGGGTCGATCGTGTCGCCGTAGCGGTCGATCGTGGCATCGCTCAGGACATAGGAGAGCGACCCGGCGGCTTTGCCGGCGCTGGTCTTGCGCACAAGGGACATGGGTGATCCTTCGCCGGCCGAGA